CGCCTCGGTGGAAGTCTCCGGAACGATGTGGCCATCCTCGTCCACGAACAGCCGCTCCTCGACGACGTAGAACTCCTGCGCGTCCGTTGCGGTGCTGTCCTTCACGATCTCCGTCACGATCAGGCCGCCTTCACGTACTGGACCAGCAGCTTCTTCGACGTGGTCGCCGTGCCGCCGGTGTTGTTGATCGTGTTTGCCCCGGTGATCGAGAACTCCGCGGTGAGGTCAGTCCCGTCGGTGACGTTGACCACCGATACCAGCCGGTCCGAAGAGGTGACGCCGGTCACGGTCACGTTCCCGGCCGCCGCACCCGACACCACCGTCTGCTTCGTGTTGCGCCCGAGGGCGCCTTCGATGATTCCCATGGGAATCTCCTTTCAGTCGAACGGGGGGACGGGCGCAAGGCCCGCCCCCGGTTTCAGATGGATCAGATTCCGGTGATCTGGCAGAACGCCGCGTGGCGGAATACGCACAGAGCAGCGCGCATCTCGGCGCGGACCGCCTGCTTGTTCTCCACGAAGTACGTCCCGTGGGAGTTGGACACCTCGACCGAGATGCCCGACCGGATCGCGAGCTCCGAGAAGTTCGCGAAGTCGCCGACCAGGCCGGTGTTCTCCGTGATCGCGTCCGACTGGACCACTTGAAGACCCCAGATGCGCTCCGGCCCGGCCTCCGAGGGGTTGCCCCAGATGTAGAGCCCGTCCGCGGTCCTGAGCAGGCGGATGTCCTGCCAGTCGTTCGGGTGGAGCACCACGCCGGTCGGCAGGGCACGACCGGTCACACGGACCTTGGTCATCGCCTTGTAGATCGCGTCCGGCACCGGGTCGGCGCCCTTGGCCTGGGTCTGGATGCCGGCACGGTTCAGGAACCCCCTCAGGTTCGGCGAGGTCCCGTCACCGACGATGATCTGGCCGTCGAGACGCTGGCGCACCATGAACGGCAGCCGGTTGTTGAGGTAGTTCCGGACACCCGGCACGTCCTCGAGCTGCTCGTCGGTGACCGGCAGCCAGACGGCGATCTTCCGGACCGGCTCGGTGCGCTCGGTCAGGGCGAGTGCCGCTTCCGGCTTCGGGCTCCCTTCCGCGGTCTCCGCGGCGGCGTTCGTGAACGTGGTCTCTTCCATGTACACGACAGCCGAACCGGACGTGGTGCCAGACGGAATCAGGTCGGTGACCTGGACCGGGCGGGTTGCCGCGTCGACCAGACGGCCGGTGCGGACGTCCTCGACCGACCAGCCCGCCGAGGTCTGGAACAGGGTCTTCAGGCTGACCCCCTCGATCTCAACCTCGCGACCCTTCAGCTCGTGAAGAGCCTTCGAGTCGATGAGCAGGTCACCGATCGACTTGACCGGCTTCCGCTCGTCGCCCTTTCGGGGCGCGGTCACGGACGGGTTGCGGTCGAGCGCGGCCTCGCGGGCCTTCAGCTCGCGATCGGCACGGCTCAGGACGGCCATCTCTTCCTCGAGAGGCGCGGCCTTCTTGGCGAGCTCGTCCAGCTCGTCGTTGATCTTGCGGATGTGCTCGACCTTGGCGGCGGTGTCGCCTTCGATCGACTTGACCTTCGACATGTCCCGGTCGGGGCCGGCCTCGTCGAAGATGCCCTTCAGTTCGTCGCGCTTGGCGTCCTGCGCCTCACGGAGTTCCTTGAGTTCGGTCTTCATGGTTCTGCTACCTCCTGAGTAGCTGGCGGCCACGCTCGAACTCCACGTCCAGCATGGCCTTGTTGGCAATGGGCTCGACGGGGTTCAGCACCTCGTCGAGCTTTTTCAGGGAGGGCTCGAGTTCGGCCAGGGCTTCGCGTGATTCCTGGCTGATCGTCTTGCCCTTTTCCCGCCTCATCGCCATGACTTCAGAGGCGCGGTTGGTGAGCTCATCGACGTCGGCCACGACCGACTTGATGTGCTCGGTGAACTTCATGTCGCCCTTGGGGCGAAAAGCTGTGGTGCGCTGCACCTCGGTTGGGTCGTCCCCGAGAGTGACGGTGCCGTCGGGTTCGCGGGTGAAGCTGACCTGCTGGTAGAGGTAATCGCTCTGGCTGGAGATCGAGAACACGACCCAGCCCTCGTCGATGTCCCATTCGTCCGGGTACACGTAGGTGTCGAGGTCACCGAATCGTTCGGACCCGGCCTCGCGAAGAGCGTCGGCGAGATCGGACGCGAGTTGCTTGCCCTTCGCGGTGAGGGTGCGAGTCCCGATGCCGGCACCCAGAATCACCGGGGAAACCTCGTGGACCTTCAGGGACTTCAGGAACGTGACCTTCTCGCCGTCTTTCTGGCCCGGTTCCGAATCGAGAACGTCGAACCCGTAGGACCACTCCTGGAGATCGGCGGTCTGCTTGACGACCTCGAACGTGTCTCGGCCCGCGGTGGTGTTCAGGAAGAATTGGAGGTCAGCGATCGCTTCGTCACCGTCCTCGCGGATCGTGCCCTTCCCGACCGGGAGATGGCCTTCCTTCCACGACGCGTGGTTGTAGGCGCTCACACGCACCGGGGCGCCTTCTTCGAACGCGCCTTTCAGGGTCACGTCACCATCGGAGTCCTTGACGTTCAACGTCGCGAAGACCGCGGTCACCTTGCCCTCGGCTGCGTCGACGACTTTCACCCCGGAGGGTTTGATGCTCTTCTTCTTCATCCGTCCTCCTTCGGGGGAGCGTTGAGTAGTCGGACCGCGTCTCCGCCGTCCACCGGGGGCAGGTTTTCCTTCGCTCGGGCTTCGTTCACGGTCAGGATTCCCTTGTCGATCGCCTGGCTGTACACGCGGTAGCGGGTAGCGGTGTCAGCGCGCTGAAGGGCGTCGATCAGGAACTCAGAGAACACCTGCGAGTCGGGGTAGAGGTCGCGGTCGAGCCGGACCGTGTCCTCGATCCGAATCGTCCAGCGGCGAAGCGTGTACGTCACGAAGCTCAGCCACTCGGACTCTGTTGTTTTGTAGGTGAGGGAATCGCCGGACTTGGCACCGATTCGGCCGGGCGGCACGCTGAAGAGTCGGGCGATCTGGAGGTCTCCGTACTCCTGCTGCTCGATGAACTGGGCGTCGTCCAGCGGCATGGACCACTTCTCGACCTCGATCCCTTCCTCGAGAAGAGCGATTCCGCCGGCTTTCGTCTTGCTCCAGCGCGCCTTCAGTCGCTCAGCCGCGGCATCAGAGATCTCGCCCGGGTGCCGCAGGATGATGTGCGGGCGGCCTTCGTCTCTGAGGAAGCTGCCCTGGTACTTCTCTTGGGCCTGGAGATTGCCGATCTGGTTCCGAGCCAGGCCGATCGGGGAATATCCCGACTCGCCGTTCTCGGAGAGCCCGCGAAAGGCGAGCACGTGGCGGGAGGTGTACTCCTCGCCGTCGACCCAGAACGTCCGCGATCCGTCGTCGTGAACCTCGACGGAGACGCGGTAAGGGCTGATGGGCCAGAGGGCCTGGAGATTGCCGTCGTCCCAGATCTTCAACACATACGCGTTGCCCCACAGGTTCAGGTGCGAAGCAATGATCTCCCAGAATTCCGACGCCGCCATGTACGGGTTCGGCTGAACACCCAGCAGGTAACCGCCCCGGTGGTCAGTGATGCGCTGTCGGATCTTGCCGTCGTCACGGTAGGTCAGGAAGGGCAGGGACCCGACGCCGCCGGCGATCAGGTTGACGCACGCCCACACCGGCACAAGTCGAAGTGACCTCTCAACCGAAACCGTCTCGCCGGAATACGTGGCTCCGCCGCTCAGAGTCATCCACGAATTGCCGACGCGACCTTCGAGCAGCGAGCGGGAGAGGCGATCTAGAGCTTTCAGCCTCAATCTCGGTCCCTGTCGGGATCGTTCTGGAGGACCGCGAGCACGCACAGCCCGAGCCCGCCGAAGATGAACGCGGCCGGGGCGAAGATCATCGCGAGGCCGGCCACGATCGAGGCTAGTCCGGCTATGAAGAGGAGTGCTGCCATCAGAGAACGATCAGCTCCTTTTCTTCGTAGATGGACACGGCGTCGGCGTTGTGGGCGCCCCAAAGTGCGAGAGTGGCGGCGACCAGGGGCGAGATATCGCCGCTCTGGCGTGCCCAGGCCCAAGCTTCCCCGAGCGTTCGTTTCGTCGCCACGGCGACCGCCTCGTCAAGCTCATCGGACCCGAGGTGCCGCAGCGTCTCGTTCTCGATCGCGTCGAAGAACGTGGCGCAGGCGTTGGCGTAGTCGCGGCCGTTGAACTCTTCGACCGGCCTGGCCAAAGCTTTGTTGACGTCGGGAATCAGTGCGCCGCCCGGGGAACCCTTGTCGGCTCCGATCCCAGAGAGCTTGTGCCGCTTGGCCAGCTTCGAAAGGCGCTCGGCGATCCAGCCGCTGCCGCGGCGGTGGTCGATCACTTCGACGTGCCAGAGTCCGTCTTCGCGCTTGCCGGCTGCCGCGATTGCCGAGGCGTACCGGTCGGGGGTGGTGTCCCAAGCGAGGAACACCGGGTCGACCATGCGGGACTCGGCGTCGTAGAGGTTCGCCCAGTCGTCCTGGTCCAGGACGTTCTGCTCAAGACCATCGGTTCGCGGCCAGTCTCCGACCCCGAGACGCTCGACTGCGAACTCTCGGGTACCCATTGCCCGTTGCTCTCGGGCGACGTGCTCGGGGGAGATCCGGATGCCAAGCGCCGGGTTGGAGGCGGCCCAGCTATCGGGGTCTGTCGCCATCTCGTGGGTGACCTGCTCGGGGTTCTCGGCGGCGACCGACCACTCGAAGTAGGCCAGGGAGTCATCGGTGCCGTCGATCGCCCGTTCCCGAAGGCGGGTCAGGACGATGCCGTTTTCGTGCTGCCACTGGTCGACGGCGGATGCCGCGTACCAGACCTGCGGGTTGGGTCGCGCCGAAAGAGTTGGGAGGGTCGAACCGTGCGCGGTCTCAGGGAGGTCCATGGCCTCGTCGTAGATCACGCAATCAGCGGTGAAGCCACGGCCGCCCTTCTTCGTGCGGGCTTTGAACTTCACCCGCTGGCCCGACTTCAGGATGATGCCTTCCTTGCCGTTGGCGGTCAGGGTCTTCGAGACCCTCGAGGAGAACTCGGGAACCGCGTCGATCACGTCCTGGAGACGCTGGAAGGCTTCGAGCGCAGTGTCGAACTGGTGGGCGGAGAAGACGATGAGGCGCTCGTCGAGGAGGAAGAGCCCGGCGAGGATGCGGGCGATCAGGATCTCGGTCTTCCCGTTCTGCCTGGCGCAGACGACGGTGACCTCGAACGCGGACCACTTCCGGTCCTGGGTCTCGCCGAGGGACTGGCGCAGGACATCCGATTCCCACGGGTCGAGCTGAAGACCGGCCATCTCGGCCAGCTCGACCGCAGCGTCTCCGGTCGAGATGACCTCGCGGTACGGGACCAGCTGGATTCGCGGCTCACGACTTCCGAGCACGCTTGCCCTTGATGTCGTCGAGGCGATCGCCCTTCCTCTCCTCGGGCGCAAGTTCGTTGATCCGGTCCATGGTCTCGGTCAGGGATCTCGCACACATCGATTTCGACGTAGCCGAGTTCTCGGGCGAGTCCAGCTGCTTGGCGAGCTCGACGGCCTGCGCCGCCAGCGCTGTGCGCCACACTCCCGGCCACCGCTTCGCGATCGCGGCGAGGTCGTTCTCGACCCCGGCCTTGACCGACTGGACAGTGCCGAAGCCGAGCAGCTTCTCCAGGTCGGCTTTCTTCGCTCTTGACGGAACCTTGATCCCTCGCCGCTCGGCTTCAGCTTTCAGTTCTGCGACGGTCATCACCACTCCCGTGATCGGCCGGACGGCTCTTTCTGCTTGCGACGGCCTGCGGTGGCGCGATTGCAGGATGTGTGCTCCGGCCCCTGGTAACGAGTCCGGTCGTCGTCGTGGTGACCAAGGTCCCATCTCTCACCGGGCCGAATTGGCCGGCCGCATCTCGCGCAGCTGACGATCCCGGCGGTGACCTTCGGTGCCCAGCGCCGGCGGAGCGCCTGGTGCCGGCCGCCGTAGCCCCTCTGTGCGGTGGTCTTCTTCGGCTGGTCGACGGGCAGCACGGGCGACCCGGGCTCGAAGGTCTGCCACCACTTCTTGGCGGCGGCAATGTCGCGGCGGGTGTTGCCGCCCCGCCCGCGAATTCGGTCCAGGCAGACGGTCAACGGTGTGTCGATCAGGCGAACTTCATCCGGCCGGACGGCCTTGACGGCCCGGCCACGGGCTGTACGGGTCGCGCCGGATCGAATGACGACTGCCCTGGCTGAGCTGCTCTGTCCGAGCTTGCGGAGCGCCGCTGCGAACTGCCTTTCGGATGCCCACTCCGTATCGTCGCGGTCGAAGACTCGCAGCTGCTCGGAGCGTGCCAGTTGGCGAGCGATGGTGGTCTTGCCGGCACCGGGCGGGCCGCATATCAGCACGACTCGGCGGCTCACTGGTCGCGGCCCCCTGATGCCGGGGAGAGAAAAACGACTGGCGGCGGAGTCAACGCCAGCCCCCACTCAAAAAAACCGGGGACGGATTTTGGCGATCAGGCCAGGCAGCGATCAACGTCGGCACCTCCAGCGTTCGGCAGAGAGCAGCGATCCGGGCGGGACCGCGAACCAGTAGCCGGGCGAGACGTAGAGAGTGCGATGACCCCGCTTCAGGGATGGGGAGGGTCAGCGCAGTTCTGCGGAAGAGCCATCCTGTGTGGCAGTCCCGACCGACTGACCAGCAGGATAGCCCCCCGTCCGGCGGAACTTCAGCGCTTACCGGATCCGATCGGGATCAGCCGACCCGGCGGCCCCTTCTTGAACTTGGTGTGTTCGTAGACAAAGCCGGGGGGAACTTTCGGACACATGAACACAGCCACCCCGTCGACCTTGCGCCGCTCAGGCGGATGCTGGCCGCATACGGGGCAGCGTTCGATGGCGCGCAGGCTGCCCACTCACGCCGCCCGGTCCAACTCGCCGCGCTCTGCCTGCTCGCAGCCCTTGGCGATGTAGGCGAGCAGGGCGATCCGCTGCTCGGGTGACACGCCCTTCAGCGTGCGCCCGAGTGCGGCGCGGATGTCCGACTCCTGCTTCCTCATCTGCTCGGCTTCGGGCTGAGCTTCGATGTGACGTGCCTTGGCTTGTGCCACTCGCTTGTCCTTCCAGTTCTGTGGCGGTCCTTCGCCTGGGTCGTTCGCGTATGCGTCTTCGGGATCTCGAGGCGCGCCGAGCGCTTGCGCCGGGGAACGGGTGTATGCGCCGTCGATGTGCGCCCACTCGATCTCGGTTGCGGATGGGTCCTTCACCTCACCTCGTCTCGCGATCGAAGGCGGCGCGGCCCTCAGCAGTCCCGACGGTCTGAGGTCGATCAGCTTGATGCGAACTCTGCGGACGTCAGCTCGCCCGACGATGGGATCGGCCCGGCCGATCTCGATCCACAGTCCGTCCACGATCTCGAAGCGGTCGCCCTTCGCGACCTCCAGGGGATGCGGCAGCTCGAGGGCGCCGGCACCGGCCAGGACCTGCTGCCTGTGTGCAGCCGTAATCGGACCGTCTTCGGACCTGGTGGATCGCACGGCCCATGAACCCGTCCGCTCCAGGCGGATGACCCAGTCGTTGCCATCTCGCTGGACGGCGACCACCCGGACGTACACCTCTTCGCCGGCATCGGCGACGTCTCCCCGCCTGATCGAGCAGGCGCGAGGCTGGGGCGTGCCTGGGGTCTTCCGCCGCCGCAGGCGTACCTGTCGCCGGATTTCCAGTGCGCCGTTCCGGATCGCCTCGGCCTCGGAGTCTTTGAGCCGCAGCGTCACCCGTCCTCTTCGCTGGTCGAGTTGAGGGATCGATGGAAGGAGCACAGGCGCGGGTCGTTCGCACTCATGACACCCTCGGGACAAGAGCATTGGGCCTCGGGCTCGATCGGGCTTGGTGTACTGCTGTTGCAGACGGGGCACCCGGCGGGTCGGTCGACCGTGGGGTCCAGTGCCAGGTTGCGGCAGGTCTCGCAATCTTCGCTCATCCCCGCACCCCTTCCCGCCAGCCCCGGATCTCGCGATCGCACACCGTTACCAGCGAGTGGATGCGCGGTGCCCGGTACTCAGGCGCCGAACACTTCACCGAGTCCAGGGCGGACTCGATGCGGTGAAGGCGTTCGCGCAGCTCGTCGCGCTCGGCCCTCAGCTGGTCGGTCTCAGTGCTGACGGTGCCGAGCATCACCCCTCCTCCGCTTCCATCGCAGCGGCCAGGAGGGCGAGTGCCAGGCGTCGGGCCGTTGCGGGGTCGAGCCACGGGTTCGGGGCCTCTATTCCTCTCAGGTCACAGCCCGTTCGGATTCTCGCCAAACCGCATCCCGACTGCACCTTGCACTTCCACCAACCCTTGCCGTCGAAGACATCGCGGGACGTGTCGACGCGGACCGGGCTCACGCCAGCACCCTCGCCACCCACGAATCCGCCCCATGCTCGGTCCGAATGTGCTCCGCCATCCAGTCCCGGACGTTCGCCAGGTCGTCCTCGAAGCGGCCCGGGACGCGATAGATCCGGACGTGCCGGCCGGGTGTGGCAGCGCAGATCGGGCAGCGGCGGATCAGATCGACGGCGGTATCGCGTTGGCGCTGGGCTTCGCACTGATCGGCCCAGATCTCGTCGACCTCGGCTTCGAGATTGCGCACCTTCCGCCTGAGCCAATCGATCTCCTTCTGGTCCTCGGTTTTGCCGGTGAAGTGCTGCCGGTGACCAGCTGGACACCAGAAGTCTTCGCCAGTGCGCTTCAGCTGCGCGTAGTCCTTCGGGGACAGGTTGATCTTGGCGTAGCAACCTGGCTTGTAACAGGCGATTGTGTGGTCCATCAGTGCTTTCCTTTCTCCGAGGTTCGACCTTTCGGCTTGGCGTCGACCACGGGCACGCGTCGTCCGCCCTTCCGACGT